GTACACGCATCGGCGAGATCTCGAGATCGTTGGGGAGTGCGGAGACCGTCGCGTATGCGCAAAAAGATATGAGCGATGCGATCAAAACGCTGCTGCAACAATATCGTCTGGTTGCGCCGATCGCCCCGATCCAACAAGCACCAGCAGTAAGCGGCACCGATGCGACGATAATATCCGGCGTCCTATGATTACTGCCCGTCTCGTCGGCGACGACGCAGTGCTGGCTTGGCTGCGCGCCGCTCCGGATCTCGTCGCTTCGGGGCTCGCCCGGGCGATCACCACGCTGGGTATCGAACTTCAGCGCAATATACAGGAAATTGAGCTGACCGGCCAAACCCTCGGTGCCCGCTCGGGCTCGCTTGAGTCGAGTACCAGTCTGCAAATCGACCAGAGCGGCGACAGGATTGCAGCAACGATCTCCAACGGCAGCGCATATAAACACGCTCGCGAACATAGCTTCTCTGGCGCGGTTGCCATCGGAGCGAACCTGCGCCGTAGGACAAAGGCGTTCGCACGCCCGATACCCAGGAAGCCGATCAGTATGCGGCCGTACACCCGCCGGATAGACGTTCCGGAGCCCTCTTTTTTGCAGTCGGCGCTGGAAGATATGGACCCGGCGATCCGCGATGAGGTGGAAGCGGCATTGCGCGAGGCACTAACGCCATGATGATCGCTCTGCATATGACCTTTGTTTCCTCGTCCTCAGGATCAGAAGCGACAGGTCTCGTTTTATCGACGGGCATCGCATCAATGTATCGCCGCGGCCTGGCGTTCGAAATCGACCGATGATAGTTCGTGAAACGATCTACGCGGCATTATGGGACCTCGCCGCAAGTGCGGCGCAGTTCACCAGTACAAATCGCCGTCTGCGACATTGGACGGACGTGGCTCCGGCGGAGCAGCCGGCGTTGTTCATGAGCGAAAAAGGGGGCCAAGCCGTGATAAAGAAGCTTGGCGCGCCGATCGTATGGACACTTTACGCCGATTTCTACTTGTACGCCCATTCAAGCGACCCCTATTTGGCGCCAGTAACGATTTTAAACCCGCTGCTTGATGCGTTCGAGGCCGCGCTCGCACCGTCACCGACGACGGGGATCCAGAACCTTGGGCTGCCTCAAATGGTTCAGCACGCCTACATCGTGGGCAAGATTCAGACTGACGAAGGCGTACTCGGGGATCAGGCCATAGCGATCGTACCCGTCGAAATACTCTGCATTTGACGTTCGCGCGGTTTATCAAAGCGGGCCTCCGTTGAGACGGTGCGCCTCGTAGTCCTTAAATACGTTTTATTCGACGGAGTGACCAATGGCCGAGGAAGATCACAGCACCAACCAAGCTGCCGCGCCTCCTTCGATCGAGCAGCTGATTGAACGCTGGTGGGCCGACCATTTCCCGGGCTCGGCGGTCGCCCGCGACACGCAGGCCTGGAATATCGCCCACGCCGCCAAGGAGAGGCTGAAGCGGCTCTTGAAGGGGAGTAAATGACATGCAATTAAGCTTCGGCTCCGGCGCAATATGGGGAGAACGCACCGATGTAATCGGGTCGGGCATCGGTCCACGACAATTCGGCGTGCTGCAGGACATACAGATCGATTTCGACTGGAGCGACAAAGAGCTCTACGGCCAGCTTCAGTTTCCTGTGGCAATAGCCCGCGGGCAGGGCAAGATAGTCGGGAAAGCTAAATTCGCGCAGATCCTCGGTTTGCTGTATTCGGATATCTTTTTCGGGGTGACACCAGCTACGGGGCAGTTCGCCGTCTCGCAGCTGGAGGCCGCGACGGTTCCGGCGACGACGCCCTACAGCGTCATTCCCGCCAATGCCGCGAGCTACAATGATGATCTCGGCGTCAGCTACGCCGCAACCGGCAAGCGTTTCAACCGAGTGACCACACCTTCGACTACCGGCCAATACTCGGTCAACTTCGCTACCGGCGCATATATTTTCTCGTCTGCCGACGCTAATGCCGCGATTTTGATCTCGTACACATATAACCTCGCGACAAGCGGCAACAGACTGACCCTCGCGAACCAGCCGATGGGTATTACTCCTACGTTCAAGGCGACGTTTTACACTGCCTACAACGGCAGCGGCACCGCGCTCCGTCTGAACGCGTGCACGGCAAATAAATTGTCACTACCGACTAAGCTCGATGCTTGGACGATCAGCGAGCTCGATTTCATGGCCTTCGCCGACGCTTCGGGAACGATCGGCTATCTGAGTACGGTGGAATGATGATCCCCGGTGTGGCGGTCGCAATGGGCGGCCAGGATTGGATAGTGCCGCCACTTACCCTCGGCCAGCTCCGCCGGTTGATGCCCAAGGTAAGGCAACTGACCGAAATCGGCGCGGCGATGGGCGAAGCACAAATCAACGTGCTGATCGACATCGTCACCGCGGCGCTGCAGCGCAATTATCCCGAGACGACGCCGGACAGGGTCGAGGATTTGCTCGATCTCGGGAATGCAAGTGCCGTCCTGAATGCCGTCCTGACCGGCTCCGGCCTGAAGCCGAGCGGAGCCGCTATGGGGGAAGCACCAGCCCTCGGGACGAGCCCGGGGGCAGGCAGCGCGAGCGCCAGGTTAGTTTCGGACATGATTTCGGGGCCGGCGACCCTTGGGGAGAAATCTATGGTCTCCTCGCGACCGCCTGTGGATACAGCTACCCCATAATTGACGAGATGACGCTCTTCCAGATCGAAGAGCTGACATCCTACTGGGCACAACACCCGCCGGTGCACTTACTGGTCGCGGCCTATCTTGGCGTCGGGAAAAATAAAAATGCACGGATGCCGTCGACGTCGATGGGACGAAGACAGCAACCGACTTCGGATTCCAGCTCGTTGCTCGCGCAGCTGGGGCCTGGGTTTGCTGCCGGAGAGGTCAACGCCGGGCTCTCGCCCGTAATCCTAGATTTCGCCGAACTCCGCCTTCGGTCGGAAATTCCCGACTAGGCATCCGCAGAAATCAGAGCAATGCGCGGCCAGCGGCAAGGCAGTTTGTTAGGAAGAGACTATAATGGCGGATCTTGAAACCAGCGTCGTTATCAGCGCTCAAATCGACGGCCTGCGATCCGGAATGGAGGCCGCATCAAATTCTGTTCAAGCGGCGACCGATGCGATGCGGGCCCAACTTGCCGGGCTCGGCGACATTGCCCAGCAGGCGCAGTCACAGCTCAACGCTGCTACCGGCCAAATCGGAAACGGCGTGGGTGCGCTGCAGACCAAAGCTGCCGACCTTGCGGGGTCGATAGGCGCGGGCATGGCACCGAGTGGCGGTCTGGGAGATGTCTCGAGCCTTCTCCAGGCCAGTTCCGCGTCCGACAACCGAAACGATGTCGCCACTGATGAAAACCTGTGGAACGAGGAGCTGGTTGCCTACCAAAGGTTTCAGAGCGAGAAAGAAAATCTCGATTCTCGGGCAGTGCAGACTAGCCAAAGAACCTGGCAGAGCCTGATGCAGCCGATCCAGCGCGCGTTCGATACCTCGATCACCGGCATGATATTGGGTACGACGACATTGCAAAAGGCGGTGGCGAATATCGCGCAGTCGATACTTGCTGAATTCGTCAACCTCGGCGTCAAGATGGTGACCAACTGGATTGCCAGTGAGCTCGCCATGTCAACCGCAACCGAGGCCGGCGCCGCCGCTCGCACGGCAGCGAGTGGCGAGGGAATGGCCGCTGGACTGGCGATCAAGGCGGCCAATGCGATCAAGAGCATCGCAACCGATTCAGCGCAGGCGTTCTCGGGCATCTTTGCATTCCTGGCTCCGATTATGGGGCCAGCGGCGGCCGGGCCGGCCGCGGCCGGAGAGGCCACCGTGATGGCCGCCGCCAGCGGCATTGCTTCCGCAGCGGGTGGCTGGATGGTCCCATCCGACCAGCTCGCCATGGTGCACCAGAACGAAATGATCCTGCCGGCGAATATAAGCCAGGGCCTTCAGAATATGATCTCCGCCAATGGCGGAGCCGGGGCTGGTGCGGTCGTTGTCAACGTCTCGGCGATCGACAGTCAAGACGTAAAGCGATTTTTCCAGAGCAATGGCAGCCTTCTCGTCAACGCAGTCAACAAGGCGATGCGCAACGGCTCAATGCTGCGGACGGCGTGATGGCTCTGATTTTCCCGGCGCTGCCCGGGCTTGCCTGGAGCGTCACCAAAACTCCGACATTTCAGACGCGTATCCAGCGTGCGGTATCCGGGCGCGAATTGCGCGCACTCGACTATCCTTATCCGTTATGGCAATTTGCACTGGTCTACGACTTCCTGCGCGACAATCCGGCGGCTGGATACGACGAGCTGAGGACGCTGCTCGGATTCTTTATGCTCTGCCAAGGAGCGTTCGGCACATTCCTTTTTCAGGATCCCAGCGATTCCCACGTCATTGGGCAGCAGATCGGCGTCGGCAATGCGAGCACGACCGTCTTCCAGCTCCAGCGCACAATGGGTGCGATGCTGCCCGGCGGCGGCTTCTTGGAACCGATCACCGCA